TAGTTACTTCTTAAGTGTTTTCTTCTTTTCTGCAATCGCTGTTTTTATTTCTTGGTCAGCATCGGGATAAGAGCCTTCAATCATTTCAAGGTCTGCAATTGTTGCTGCCTCGTCAACAAATCTAAGGACGCGGTTTTTTTCTTCGTTTGTTTTTATGGGTTCGTTTTTACCTGCTTCAAAAATTTCCTTTGCCGTTGCTTCCCCGTTTTTAATTGCTGATCTAAATCCAGTTAGCGTTTGAAGTTTATCAAGATCAACGTCTTCAATCTTTTTAATCTCAAGAACCGCACAAATCTGAGCGTCCTTTACTCCAATGCCGCGAAAATATTCAATTGCCTTGTCCCTTCTTTTCACGAGTGTTTCAGCACTACCACGAGCAACTTCTTTTGCAGATTCATATACTTCATCCGAAAGAGCCGAAGGAATCACTTTAAAAACAGCATTGCGAAAAGCAATAGCACACGCAGCGTTTCCGGTAACCACTTGCATGTCTTCTGAAAATGTTTTGCCATTCTTATCTGTTATGCGCCTTTTAACTTCAACAGTAACACAGTTGTTTGTTTCAAGGTCGTGGCAAATTCCTTGCGCTGTTACTGTTTTCCCGTCATTAGCAATAACACGTGCGCCTGAACGAATATTACCGTATGCAGCGCATATTATTTCGGCAAGCCTAACGCTTTTACCCTCAAGTGCTTTCCCTGCACGCGGCATTGAATAAGAACATGATGCGGCGATATCCTCGTTAAATGTTGCCATGCTCATAGCGCGATCAATAAACATTTTTAAAGAGCGCGGAAATGCTTTGGCTGTTGATATTTGCACATCAATTTCGGCCTTTGTGATTAAAGAAAGTGCGTCTGGTTGCTGTAAAATAATTTCTGTGTTTGTGTTTTCCATTTTATTTATTTTAAACTGTTTATTTCTTGTTTTGCCCAATTTTTAAAAGCCTCGAATTTAACGTGAATATCCAATGCTTTTTTATGACCAGCACCGCCAACTTCGGGAGTTAACCCAATCATAATATTGTCAACCCATTTAGTTAGTTTCTCTTTATCCGGTGCTAAAGCGGCTTTTTTTATTTCTTCTTCTTCAGTTTGCTGGCGTTTTATTTCATCTTGTTTCATTTTTTCTTCCGCTTCAACCTTGGCTCTTATTTCCGCTTGCAACTTTTCGTTTGCTTCCTTTTCGGCTTTCAACTTTGCATCAGCTTCGGCTTTCAATTTGGCTGCTTTAGCTTCCATTGCTTTGCGTTCCGCTTCGGCTTTGGCTCTTTCCTCTGCCAGTTGTTTTTCTTTCGCCTCTGCTTCTAATTTCAATCTTTCGTTTTCAGCTTTTATTCTTGCTCTTTCTTCGGCTTCCGCTTTTTCTTTTGCAATCATTTCTTCTTCGGCTTTGCGTTCAGCGTCTTCCTTTTCTTTTTTGGCTGTTTCTAAACCAAGTTTCAAACTCTGAAACATTTGTTCATCCATATTGCCTAAATCAAATCCGTTTTCAAATTGAAATCCAAGAGGTAAAAGCAAAGCCAATCTTTCAGCTTTAAGTTTCTCTTTTTGTTCTGCTTCCCATCTTTCAGCAAACTTTTCTTTTTCCTCTAATTTTGTTTCAAGGTTCTTGAAGGTTGCTTCCATCATTTGCCCTGCTTTCAGCCAAAGTTTATCTTCCAAAACAAAATTTGCCATTGCATATTTTACTTCATCCCTTTTAGCTTTCACGATTTTTTCGGCTTCAAGTCGCATGTTCTTTAAGGTCAACCGACCTTCTTTAGCCATTTTCATTTTACCTGTTTCTTCTGGACTTGTAATTACAATACTTTGAATTGTGGCGTCCCATTCGGAGGCTTTATTGAAGAATACGCCAAGCGTTTCTGCAATCTGATTTTGTTTTGTTGCTTCCAGCCCGCTTGTTTCTACTAATTGAATTAATTCTAATGTTGTTTCCTTTGTCTCCATGATATTATTTATTTTGTTTATAAAGTTCGTTTAAATATTCCCTACATTCTAATATACGAATTTTCAACGCTTCAATTTTATCGTTGTCCTGTTTAACATTGAATTTCTTAACCCGTTTTTCTTTTGGTATATCATCAAAAATCATGTTCTTTTTTAATTCAACTATTGCTATTTGATACGTTGCATCATCTTCTGACATTACGCCCATTTTATAAAAAAGGCTTTTTTCTTCACGCTCAATTAAATGGTCGGGGCTGTTTACCAAGCAATATGCAATATCTAATTCTGATAATCCGGTAAGCCACATATAACCTAATGCTTGCCATTCGTTTGCTTTTGTTAGTTCGGCATTAAAAAACGTGTGTATACTCCAGCTTGATTTAATGTCAATACCGTGCAGAATGTCAGGTGTACCACAAATAAAATCATTTTTAATTGGTGCGCCCTTATATTTGATATAAAGTTTTTTATCAACCTCGCTCAATAATGAAATACTTGTTTCTTCAACCAGCGTTCCTTTTTCCATAAACTTGCTGTATATTTCGTTTGAGCGTTTGTACACTTTTGAAATATAACATTCATGTAAATACTTTTTACACGTTTCGCCAAGCTCGCCTTTTTTACGTCCATCGGTCATGATTAACGATAGCTGAGAACACCGAAATAGATACGTACTAAAATCCATGCTCTGAAAATTTAAACCGTAAATTATTAAGTGTTCCATTGGCCTTGTTTCTCTCTGTGATAAGGGCGCGAAGCGATTCGTTCGCCTGTTCTATTATTGATTGTGTGTCAATTATTTCCTGTGAAAGTTTGCAAACTTCTTCTTCTTTGTGTTTTATATCACAAAGCAAATCTTCGCGCAGGCTTTCCCTTTCTTCTGGGTCTAAAATAGTGTTTTGCATGTCTGACAGTTTCAATTTAATAATCAAATGTACAACTAATTTTAATACGTGCTATTAATTTTACAATCTTTTTTTTCAGGTATTCGGACTTTTGTTTCCCAAAGTGCTATTAATAAGACAAGTATGCCAATCCAGCATACCAACCGATACCACCACCAATTAGTCTTTTTTCTCATGTTTCTCGAAATAGGATTCAATAGCCATTATTTGTTTTGCTGTGGCACGTTTCTCCCTGAATATCGTTTGGATTGCGCTATAACTTAAATCGGTGTGTTTAGATAGCTTCTTTTTATCCCCGTGTTCAAGTGCCAGTTTCCACCGCCTAAGTACTGCCGGAAATATTCCTATTCGTTTATCACGATAACGCATTGAGTATTTTTTTCTTTCTGCTTTCATTAGCTTAATTTTTTAGCTTGGTTAATTTGTCGGTTTGCAAGTATTAATGTGTACGCGTATTGCCTTGGTCGCATGGTTTGTTTATTACGTTCTTTCCAAATCTCGTATGCTTTAAGATAGCCGTGTTCGCGTGGCATGTTGCGATACGTAACCACCTTCTTTTCAAGATTGAACTCGTTGCAAATAGCGTTGAGTTCTGGTAGTATTTTGCTTATTGGTTGGTTCATAGTTAGTAGTAAATACAAAGTAAATAAAACACCGCGAACAGAAAGACCGAACACAGTAAGTTATATTTCAATCGTTGGTTATCCATTTATTTGTTTAAAAATGCCGTCTTTCCGTGCTGTCCCGATTTTAACATGCTTCTGGTTATTGGTTAACCGCGTTCGCCTTATCATGTTTTAAGTCTTTTCACCGTCACTATTAATCTTGAAAAGCAATTTTAATGATTAATCCGGTTCGCTTTCTATTACCCATTTATTTGTAAGTCAAAATTATTCGAAACCATTTGATTCGTTGCTTTATCCAGTTGGTTAATCGCATCGGAAATATCAATCCCGTTATAACCATACTTTCCGGTTTGCACCCAGTAGTCTGGAATGGGCTGGTTTTCATAATCACCGCGTTGACCTTTTTCAAGCCTTACCTCTGCCTCGATTTCGAGGTTGTCAAATAATACTATTCTTATTTCCATGTTGTTGAGTATATCCCCATGTTAGCAGAAATGCCAAGATACACCCTAACCCTTTGGCAACTTTTTAAGAAACTCAATTTCTTCTTTAATGTCCATCATAGAATTGTATTCTAATTCGACCTTTAAAGAGTTGATGATTTTTCCTGCGGTGTTGGCTAATTCTTTTCCAACATTTAAACCCATTTTACCTGCCTTCATTTTAGTGTAATTATCACTAAGGCTTGTTCTTAATTCTGTGATGTTTTGCATAATCTTTGTGTTTTAATTATTAATCTTTGTGTTTCTATTAATTCAGGATATTGTCTTATAAATTCCGCTTTTTTACCTATTCTTTTTGATAGAGTATAAATAACATAGCAGTCTTTTAATTCTTCACGCATCTTTTTATCTGTTGCGTTTTGCCATTCTCTTACTTTGTGTTTTGGTTGTGGATTGTCTTTATTATATTGAAGTCTATGTTCTTTATTTTTTATATCCCAATCTTTTTTCCATTGTTTTACTTTATCTGAATTTTCTCTTTTGTAAACTTTTCTATATTCAGTAACATATTCTTTATTTTTTTCTTCCCATTCCTTTTTTTTAATGGTGCTATAACCTTCGTTTTTATCAAACCATTTTTTACAAACTGAATATCTACATTCTCTGCATTGGCTGTGATACCTTTGTTTTTTTGTTCCATCTTTTCTTTTATGTCCAAAAACAATAGGAAAATCATTTATACTTTTCTCAATATTACATTTTGGACAACACTTGAAAGGCGCCTCTGCTAACACGGTATTGGCAAAATTGCCGTTCTGTTTTTCAATTAAACTTTCGTCCATAATTTCAACTTTTGTTTTTCAATTTAGCTTTCGGTTCGGCAACTTCGCCAATACCCATACGTTATTCCTCGTCCTCGTAATCAATCACGTCTTTTTGTGAGCGATTGTAACACCACAACCCATAAGCAACGCTTATAACCAGTATCAAAAACGTGCCGGTGGCGTACCATATTTCAGGCTGGTAGCTTTTGTTGCTCATTGTTATATTTGTTTAATTGTTAATAATCCCTCCCTTATTTTTTAAAACCTTCGGCAACCCTCATCCGTTAACGTCATTCATAAAGCCTCATTGAATTGCCCCATAATAATGCCGTGAATTTCCGCTATGCGTTCAATATTCTTACGAATATTAGTTGTTTCATCCATTACCCTGTACGTGTATTCACCTCGTTGCTTGACGGTGAGCGCGTTGCCCTTCAAATGAATCTTCAATCGCTTAACACGGTTATTTGATACCGTTAACGTATTAACTGTATAGGCCAGCTTTTCTATTAGTTCGCGTTCGAGCATAATCAATTAAGTATTATCGTGCGCTCATACTTACGCATATTTGTGAAATACCCGATAGGGCTAATCCAAAGACATTTTGCCTCGGCTGATTTTCTCGGCATCCTTTTAGAAAGGTGGTGGTCTACCGTGACCAAATTAAAAAACGGTTTGTAAGGTTTCATGACGGTTTCAATTTGTTTTGACAAACATACAACCAATTTTAATATGCACAACCAAATTAGTAAGATTTATTTTTAGTAAATATTGCAAAAAGGGTTAAAAACAACTATTTAATACCGTGTTCTTTTTGGTGGCAATCAACGCATAAAACCTGTACATCTATTGGATTCTCATCAAAAACGCGCTCATATGTTAAGTGGTGTACATGAAGGGCTGTTTTAAACCCGCTTATCCCACAAACTTCACATTTATGATTACGCTGGGCTTTTACCCGGTTCTTAAAGCTTTGCCATTTTTTAGATTTCAAATACCTGTGGTATTTTTCCTTGTGGGTTTCTTTTTGAAATAGCTTAGGGGCTTCTTTCTCGTCTTTAACAGCTACCCTTGATCTTAATAATTTCATTTTAACAAAAAATTTTTTACATACTTCGCTTATGCGCATAACACCATTACATCCCTGCATGCACAAGCACATGCAAAGTGTTGTGGATATTTCTTTTCTTATTATATTTGTAATACTACTATGTATTACCTTTTTCTTTAAGAAAAGCTCTTTTCCATTCAAAGCCCAGTATTTTCCCCCGTCATCCTATGGGGCTATCGAGTGCTATTTGTGACTTAGCATGCAGGTCGGGGGTCGTCAGGTGTCGGACGTTGCTCCCTCTTTTCTCAATAGTGTCGGCTGAAGTTATCACAGCCTAAATCCAAGCGTAGTCTTTCGTTGACCGTTTTTAGTAACGGCATGGTGAAACAATTTTAATCCCATTGAAAATGGTAAACTTTGGAGTGTGTGTAAGTGTGTTGTAATCATGTATTTAAAAAAGAAAACCCCAGTGTATCCTTCTGGGGCTTCTTTCTTTATAATAAATAGGCTTGCGCCTAAAACTATACTAACCAATGGATACTTAACAAACCTACATATTTTTATTTCATGTAAAACAACTGTTAAAAACATTTTTTTACTACTTTTACATTAATGCAACCAGATCGACAGGCACCAAGACCGCGTAAAAAAATCAAGCGTTCCATCAAAGTAACATCAACTAAAAAATGACCCAGCATATTTACTACATAAATATTCGAACACTTCAGGTTAAAAAAGACGATGGAAAACGCCTTTTACAGCCCCACGAATGGGCAAAAGTAGCTAATGATAAAAATCATTTTATAACTTTATTCGTTAACTACATAATAGACAAAGGATTAGCACATAAAACATTCAATACCACAGCAAAAAAAGACATCATTCAGTTCATTAAAAATAAAAACAATAACCCCAAAATAGGCGCTGCCGGTGAGTTTGGACAACTAACACATTCAGAAAAATGAAAACATTAATAACTATTTTACTTATCGGTGTCGTTTCTGTTTCAGCTATTTTTATTATACAAACCGTTGTAAATCAGAATGGCAGAAAACAAAAAATCCAGCACGAACGCGAAAAACTTGCCAGAGAAATCAAACAAGATAGTATTCACAACGAAGGTGTTTTAACTTTCATGCGCTCAGGACTTTCAGAGCAAGAGGCTGAAATTCAGATGAATAAGATTGAACGTGAAGTAAAAGAAGGAAGATAATGGCGTACAGTCAACAGGAAATTAATACGCTTTTTACACACATCTGTGATGAAATGTCTAAAGGCCGATCACTAAGGAGTGTTTTGCGAGATGAAGACATGCCTCATTCAGATACCTTTTACATTTGGGTTAATTCTGATCGACTCAAAACCGTACAATACGCGCAAGCCTGCGAGAAAAGAGCCGAGAAAATCTTCGAGGAAATGCTTAGTATTGCGGACGATAGCACGAACGACACGATGTATATTGAAACAAAAGGCGGTAAAGAAATTGAGGTTGAAGACAAAGAATGGACTAATCGCAGCCGGCTCCGCATTGACACTCGTAAGTGGATGCTTTCCAAAATGATGCCTAAAAAATACGGTGATAAACTCGACATCACAACCGATGGCGAAAAAATTGCAACCCCTGTTATAAAAATGCTACCACCATCAAATGGAGTTGAGCCAAAAACAGAGTGATGCATGGCATTTACTTGAAGATAATAAAACAACTGAAATACTTTATGGCGGTGCCGCGGGTTCAGGCAAATCAATGCTTGGTTGCCTTTGGCATATTTACAGGCGTACGAAATACCCCGGTTCACGCGGTTTAATAGGCCGGGCAAAGATTGCAAGGCTCGAAGAATCAACACTTATAACATTATTTGAAGTTGCTACAAGGCTCGGTTACAGGCGTGGAATTGATTTCAAATACAATGAACAGAAACACCGGATAAGTTGGAATAATGGAAGCGAAACACTATTAAAGGATTTATTTCTTTATCCTGCCGACCCTGATTTTACGTCCCTTGGCTCAACAGAATTTACAGATGCTTTTATTGATGAAGTGCCTGAAATAAGCCGCAAGGCTAAACAAATGGTAAGCAGTCGATTACGCTGGAAGATTAAAGAGTTTGGAATACAACCAAAGATATTAATGACGTGCAACCCTGCACCGGGCTGGGTAAAGGAAGATTATGTAATGAATAATGATGGCAAACCCGTTACACTAAAACCACACCAACAGTATATTCATGCAACCTTAAACGATAACCCTGACGAACACTTTAGAAACCTTTACGGCAAACAACTCGAATCACTAAGCGACTACGACCGTAGAAGATTATTGTTTGGCGATTGGGACGCGCGGCCAGAAGTCACAAATCCGTTTGCCTTTCAGTATAACGAACAGAAACATGGTGACTGGCTTAACTATTGTGAACTTAAAAAGGATAAGGTTTTATACCTATCAATTGACTTTAACATTAACCCGTTTGCATTAACCGCATGGCATATTTGGGAAGATCACCAAGGCGCCCATTGTTGGTGTGTTGATGAAATTGAAATAGATAATGGCGATATAAGAAAGATGTGTAATGAAATACAAGCGCGTTACGGACATTGGTTACCAACGTGTTACATTACAGGTGACCCAATGGGCAAGCGTAGGGACATCGGGCAAATAGACCACGCGTCAAACTACCAACAGATTCAAAGGTATTTAGGATTGATTGACCAGCAATTTGTTTTACCAGCAGCACCAACCCACGAAAATAGCCGGACTGATTTCAATTATATTTTGTTCTACCATCCAGACGTTCAGATTTCAAAGAAATGTGTGAACCTTCGAAGGGACTTACGTATAGTTGAAATAGACGCGTTCGGGCAAATTAAGAAAACTAACCGTTTACAAATCAGCCAACAAGCTGACTTTTTAGACACCGGCAGATATTTATTTAATACCTTTTTACGCGCATGGAAAGAAGATCATCAAAACAATTATTTGCCACTTATTGCCCGTGATACACGCGAGCAAGAATATTTATAGTTATATTTGCTTTTTATGGACAACTGTTTACACCTTTATTTTTATGAGTTGCAACGTAGGAACAAGAGTTAAAGACCTTTATAAGTGCGGAAGCACGTTGATTATAGGTACAGCACCATCAGCAAATACCGCTTATTTAGTGTATTTCAAGAACTGGACAACCGGAAAAACATTCGTTGTTAGCACAACATCGGCAGCCGGAACTGGTGTAATTACGATTACACTACCAACCGATATGCTTGACGCTGACCATGATTACCAAGTTTGGGTTACATTAGCCAGCGCGGTAAACCTTGACACTAAGCAAAACATTACAATAAGTTCGGTTGTTTACACGTCATTCGCGGTATATTTCAGAACCGTTTACGATAGCACTCAATCAGCCGTTGAAGATTTAGCAGCACAATCATTTATCCCTGCATGACAATAGAAGACGTTAAAAAACTTATTAACGAGCCAAGGAAACAAAGCAGCCAACTATGGTCAAAGGCTTTTAATTACTACAATACTCACAACTACAAACAACTACACATGGAATGTGCCGAGTGTTATCTTCGCGTGTATTATTGGATTAAAAACAACATAAAATGAATGAACTTTTACTAACCGCACTTACCGCATCTTTATGGTGCTTAGGGCTTTGGAGTATCACTCAGCCCGGTAAACTATTGTCGTTCTTACGTCAGCCATTTATGGATTATATTGATAAGCGCGAAACCGGTTACAGGAAACAAAAAGAGAATTTAATAGTTGAATACCAACAACTTCAAGCCGTTGCTAATGATGATATTCAACGAAACATATACAGGGAACAATTAAAAAAACGCCTCGAAATTATTAATGCCGAGGCAAAGCATTTCAAACTCTCCATGAAGTTACTCAATCCGGTCATCCTCTGCCCGGTTTGCATGGGGTCGATTCATGGTTTACTAACTTTTTCCATGTTCTACCCCATTTCATGGTGGGTTGTTCCGGTTATGATCGTAACATCAGGATTGAATAAAGTATGGCATGAGAAGATTTTTTAACCGCATCAAATGGTTGCTTTGGAAAAAGCGTCAAGCGTTTAAAGCCAGCAAACTGGTTTATGCCTTTACCGATTTAAACGGGCATGATTATTACAGGTTTGAAAATCAGGACTTATTAAGCATGGAACGCTTAGCCGAGTTAAAGAAGTACTTTACTTGGATTTTACGCGGGCTAACTAATGACGAGCTTAATGCGCTTATTGCCGAGGCCAACCAAGGTATTATCATGGCACTACAAAGTATTGACGACAAGAAACTTGTATCAAAATACCTCGCCAACGTTATATCACACCATGCCGAAATTCAAATGCGCTCTGAAAAGATTTCAAACTGTGAGCTTTATTATAATCTATTGGCTGTTCAATACATACGCCACGATGAAGACCCATTAACGGTTTCTGAAACCATACAACGCGAAAAGGTTATCGCCTTTAAATCAGGGGCAGCCAAACCAAACTCGTTTTTTTTTGCAATGCCCGAATTTCAGAAACTCTGCAAATTGTTGAGTATTACAGCAAACGAATGGACGGAATTTCAAGAGCTTTCGTTGAGGGTACAACAAAGAAACCAAAGCGTGAACTCAATGTTAAAAGAGAGGTTATCCAAAATCGGAAGTGGTTCGAAGAGTTCCTAATGATTCTTGCCGGTGGCTCAATACAAGAATTTGAGTTATTAAAAAGAATGAGCATTCACGATTTCTTGATAAAATTTAGTAATTTCGCAAAGGAGATAGAACACAGGGGCAAAAAGCCCTCCGATGTCAGATGAAATAATAATTCCATTTTCGGCAGACGTTGCCAGCTACGAGAAGGCAATTGACGATGTAGAAAAACGAACGCTTGGCCTTGCTGACGCTGCTAATACAGCGGATAAAGCGTTTAATAAAATAGGTAAGGATGTTGCCAAGGGCGCGGACAAAGCGTTAAAAAGCACAAATCAAGAATTAAAGCAAACCACTACCGAAGCAAACAAGGCAAGCAAAGCCCTGAAAGAAACAACCGGAACGAGTGGATTTCTTAAACTACGCAATGAGTTAAAAGCAGTTAAAGGTCAAATGGCCGACTTAGTTGTTTCCGGGAAAGAAGGAAGCGCGGAATTTAAGAAGTTACAAATTCAGGCCGGAGCATTGCAAGACCAGATGAAAGATTTGGGGACTTCGATTGCTCAAAACGCTGGCGACCCATTAGAAAATTTAAGCGGTACTGTCGGAAGTTTACAAGGCTCTTTTACAAGTTTAGATTTTGACGGTGTAAGTCGTGGGCTTAGTTCATTGGCTACAAACGTTGGACGTGTTGATTTAAAAACATTTAAAGACGGATTGTCTGGTGTTGTTGGTGGATTTGGAAAATTAGCCGGAGCAATATTAACGAACCCATTGTTTTTAGTTGCCGGTGCTGTTACCGCTATCGTTGCCGCTGTTATGACGTGGGGCGAATCACTCGAAGAAATACGCGCTAAAAACGATAGGTTAATTGCTGGAATTGATCGAAGACTAAGCATTGTACAAACAGGTTACGAAGCTGAGATAATCAAACTTCGCGCATCAGGAAAAGAAACAGATGAGCAAGAAAAGAAAAAACTTAAAGCTGTAATTAACGCAACTGAGCGTAAAATAAAACTACGGCAAAAGGAATTTGAATACGAGGTTAAAAATGCTGATACCATTGCCCGTATTCTTGGAGATAAAAAGACCCAAGAAATTATTGACGCGTCTGAAACAAACAAAACAATCACAGACCTTAGTAACGAATTAACACTTGCTAAAGCTGAGTTTGCGGCCATTGATTTAGAGAATGAAAAGGAAAAGAACGATAAAATAGCCGAGGCGGCTAAAAAGGCAAGCGAAGATTATAAAAAAGTTCTCGAAGATCGTCAAAAGAAAATAATTGATAAGGCTAATGCTGATTTTGCTGCCTCTGTATTTAAAGCTCAACAAGATGAAGCACAAACATTAACCGATGGACATAAGAAGATTGACGCTATCGTTGATGAAGCCAACGGGGTAAAGAAAGAAAAAGCCAGAACACTTGAAGATGATTTACGCGAGATACGCAGAGAAAACTTACGCCACATATTCAACGATGAAAAGAAATCATACGAAGAAAGGCTGGCGGCACTAACCGAAGCAAACGACCAAGCGTTAATAAGTGAAGAAGAGTACAACAAAGAAAGCTATCAATTATCAATTGACAGGATAGATCAAAAGAACGCTGAATTTCAGCTAATAGTTAGTATTGCAAATAACGTAAACAACATAGGAAAAGCAATAAACACGCTGGCCTCAGAAAACGCTGAAGATGCAGCAGAGCGTGACAAGTTATTCACTGCCTTTGGAATTGGACTGAGCCTCGCATCATCATTAGCCGATACTATCGCTGGCGCAACAAAAGCAGCAAAAGCCGGTGGGGTAGCAGCACCTTTTTTATTGGCTGCATATATAACATCAGGACTTGCAACCGTATTGGGTGCATTTGCACAAGTTAAAACCCTACTCAACGCGCCAGTTCCAAAAGCGGCAGCACAAGGAGAAGAATGGGTGCAAGGACGGCAGTACGGAAAAGATACAGAACATTATATGCTGGCACACGGTGAGCGTGTTGTAACAAGCGCGGTAAATAACAAGTATTGGGACGAGCTTCACGCTATGCACACAGGTAGATATGATAAGTATGTGAATGAAAAAAGAATCCTTCCAGCACTACGTAAAGTATTAGGAAGTAAAGCAGAATTTGAAAATGAATCATTTGCAAGCAATATCGCTAATTCCATAATGATGAATAAAGACAATTGGAAGGGAAATAATATTGTTGGCGCACTTGTAAGAGTAAATGAAAGCGAAGAAAGACGGCATAAAGAATTAGTCAACGCAATGAAACCGCGCACGGCACGTAGGAAAAAATGAAGGTCTACCTTGACAATATATTATTAAAGCGTAACCCACAAGGACTTTCAGATATTAGCGAAGTCATTGAGCTTGACCTTGACCTTCACGGATATGTTCATTATTTTGATTTGCCGCTAACATTTGTAGGTGATGGATTCAAATATCTATACGATTTAAAAATAACAGATGGCTTTTGCCGAAAGGTAGAGCTACGAATTGAAGTACCAACACAACAGGGAACTAATGTTGTTACCGGGTATTTGTTTCTTACCGATTGTAAATTTAATCACACCAAAAAAACAGTTGAGTGCGAAGTAACAGATTCAACGTATGGGATATTTTTATCTGAAGCAAAGGAATTAAAAATAAGCCCCCTCGCTGATATTTCTCGCGATGGCACAACAATAACAGCCGTTACACCAGTAGGGTTAACGCTATTCGCACCATCCACAGGCGCGGACTTAGCAACGGATGCCTACACATTTAAGATTGCTGAAATATATGAACACCTTATAAAATATCTAAGCAATAACACGTTGCAATTTTCTCAGTCGTATTTCACAGCTGCTTTTAACTTTTATTTCTGTAACAATTACTACATGCGTAACAGGGGTAACGTTCCTGATTTGCAATTCTCATTTGATGAAATACAACGCGGATGTTTTAAGTTGTTCGGTCTTTGGTTTAAGTTAGACAACACAACAATACCGGCAACATTTACATTAGTACAAGGCGAAAGTAATTTCTTTGAAGATTATGATTCGATAACATGGAATAACATTCGAGATTTAAAAGAGGAGTTTTATCCTGAACGATTTTTTTCAACCGTTGGTGTTGGTGATAGCGATGCAATTATTGAACGCGGAAGCACATATCAATTGCCAACCGTACCGCTTGTAGGGTTCAGAGAAGAAACATATAATGCTGCCAATGATTGCGTTTTAGAAAATACATTAGACTTAAAATCTGAATGGGTAATTGACCACAATAAAATTGAACAAATAGTAGTGGCAGGTGAAGATTCAGAAACCCCTGTATTGATTTACGGTGATGCCAGTGACAACGCACAAAAAGGAACGTACGGTAAAGATGGTGTAATGCGTTACTACAATGAAGAACTTTTAAATTTTAAGGTTCTTGAAAGACATAATTTACCAAGCGGCTTATCACAGGCTCTTGGTGCTGATGTTAGTGGATTCAGAGCCTATGCCGGTAGTGATTTAGCGTTGGCCGCCAGTACAAATACAACCCCCTACCCGTTTGATGACACCGCAAGCGGCTATGATACAGGTACTAATTACAATACGGTAACTTACCGATATGTTGTGCCACAGGCCGGAAGTTATAAATTTCTTGTAAACCTTGAATATCTTGTTGCTGGTTTACAAGGCATGGGCGCTAATAATACCGGTGGCCGTGTTGATGTTGATGTTTACATATACCGTAGAAAAACCGGTACAGGCGCAATACTCGCACAATCACAGGTAATGAATATCGTTCACCTTGTAACAAGCACAACAAGAACAATCGACCAAGGAACAGCGGAATTTTTCTGTGAGGCAACAGACTATGTAGATGTTCGTGTTGATGTTACTTTTTTAATTGCCGGGGCAGCAAACAGCCTTACTATTTATGGTGTTGGATTAGATGATAACGCAGAGGTAAACGGAAGTTATTTTGAAACAGTTTTTACTTTTAATAATGGTGGCACAGTTGACCTTGCAGCGTTACTCGACTATAAAGCAAGTGCATTAAAGTTCGATGGATTTCCTATAAATGCCACACATTGGAACAGCATAAAAGAAAATCCAACGCAGGGAATACACATTAACAACGGGGGCGGTAATTCCCTTTGTTGGGTTAAACTAATTAAACGGAATTTAAAAACAGGCAAATCAGATTGTGAAATGATTTCAAGCCCATTACTTACGCAACTATGAGTGTATTCCCAGCTAACCAACCAATAATATTTGAACCATATTTACCGGATTCATGTAATTGCAATGACGACACATTTCGCCTATTAGCAAAGCGCGAAGATTATTGCCAGTTTCAAGTAATCGTTGGCGCATGTGATAATACCGAAAGCGTTATTTGTAATGCTGATTTTGACCCAGCCGAATCGGTAGAATGCCTTGGCTCAAATTGGGTTTTAACAGGTGGCTTTTCTATTGATACACATGCCGCTTGTTGTAGCGATGCAACCGGAACGATAACACAGTACGGAGTATTAATAGTTGGGACGCCTTACGAAATATCAATTAACGTAAGCTCTGTTATTGGTACGCTGTATATTTATAATGGGGCAACTCAAGTAGCTGAAATAAATGAAATAGGCATAACTACTTTTGTATTTGCCGCCACAAGTGACGACCTTTCAATGGTTATACAAAACGCAGATCATTCGGTTTGCGTGGCAACTATTTCAGCGAAACCATTATCCTTAAATATGGCTTTTGGTGTTATTAATTCAGCTGGCAACACACTTGATGTTGAAACATACGCAGCAGCACCAAGCTTTTTTACTTTTGCTCAAAACACAGTAACAATAACATTTCCTTGGAGTCACTTTGATATTGAAGACGGGCAATGCTACACAATAGGATTTGCTGACGGATGCAGTAATTTAAACGGTCAGTTTGGTGTTGCTAATGGTGATTTTTTAAACTGCCTTTCTAATTGGCAGGTTAACATGGGCACGCTTGAAACAATAACATGTGAAGACCTTGAGAACCCTGAAACCGGTGACGTTGAGCCGTGTATTGAATTTACTAATAGTGGTACAGGAAGTATTACAAATTACGCAACAATTCTAAAGGTTGGATTATCTTATCAGGTTACCGTTGATGCAATGTCAGACGATGCTGATGGCGTTATTCGTGTTTATTGCGGTACTGCTTTTGCTGATTTTACAACAGCCGCCACACAAACAATTGTGTGTACTGGTAACACAGCATTTAAAATAGAAGCTATAACAAACACAGCAACGTATGTACGGTTGTGGGGAGTATCAATTGAATTATCTAACAGTACATATACAGAATTTGATTATGAAAGTTATGCTTTTAAGATAGGTGAAAACCAATGTACGCACTTAATAAACCTTTCGAATGATGATGACGGCATGGGATTCGTTTTCGTGGGTAGCGGATTTGCACCACAAATAAGACTTGAAAGCGAGATAATAAATTCCGTTGCTGAAATAATTCGCGAATCATATCACGACAACCAAGGGAAAAAAGAAGTATTCTTTGGTGAATACCGCAAGCGTTTTATTTTCAATATTGATTATGTCCCCGCGTGGGTATTTGATTTTCTATGCGTTTGTTTTATTGCCGACCATTTCTTTATTGATGGAGTTGAGTATTTTATTGAAGGCGATACCGTAGAAACCAACTACCCGGAAAACGTTTGCTATTCTAACATGACATCAGTACGCATGGAAGTTTCAACAAAAGAACAGCTTGTGCGTAACGCTGACATAGGAAACGCAAGCCAAGCAATAACATTAGCCGGAACCGTTTACCTGACTGATGGCAATGGAAATATAGTAGTAGACGCATTTACACAAACCGAAATAACAATAAGATAATGGCAACAATTGAAAGCTTTACAGAAACCACCCAGATTGTACAGGGTAGCGATTACATGATGATAAGTCGCGGTGGCGTGGCTTATAAAGTCGAACCTAAGATAATAACCGGGGGTATTATAAAGGTGACCCGCACGTTAACATCTGCCGAGGTATTAGCCCTAAACGGCACGCCAATAGTGTTACTTGCAGCACAAGGAGCCAGCACGCTGATTGAGCCGATTAGCGTAGCGTGCTTTTTACAGTATAATTCAACCACGTACGCAACGGCAACACATCTAAGGGTGCATAATTCCGGTAATACCAACTACCGAATGAAAACATCAACGTCCTTTCTTACTTCAGTAACCAGCAGACGCGAAGGAATGATTGCTGATGATGCTGCGGCCGCCAACTATTTAATAGACGTTAACACCGCGTTGGTAATAAGTGCTAATGCTGTACCTATAACAGGCGACAGCCCAATTTTTATAAGTGCTTTATTAAGAGTAGTAACTTTTTAACTATATTTACAATGCGTAGTAAGTTCGTGTGCTTATCCTGCTCGGCATTAATGAGCAGTGTACAAACTAAACTTTTATAATCATGTCTAATTGCATTGATTACAATTGTTCAGATTTGGAAGATCATTTACTAAATGATTGCGGAGAAGAATTGCCCGGTGGTTCAAACCAAATGGTGATTTTAGACTGTGACCACACGGTAACTGACCCTACCAATGGTACAACGATTAACGCTGATATTTCGGCAGGTCGTGCTATACTTGTGCGTAACGTTAAGATTGGAATGCCAGCGCCTTCACCGGTGACTGTACCATCAAATATTGCCAATCAAACGGACAAACTTGTAAACTATGACCGTTCTTTAACGCTGATCGATGGAAACATTAATGCTCAAAACATTTTGTTCTATCGCGCTTTGTTACAAGGCCGAACTATTGGAGGTATTATTTTCTATGAAGTTGATGCAAATCAAGTTACATGGATTGACGCTGCGATAAAAGCAACGGGCGGTCGGGTATTCCCTGATTCAAACATTGAATTTCAGCGCGTTGAAACTACCTTCACATGGAGGAAGCTGGATGAACCACAAGTTTATTCAACTCCTACCGGGGTGTTCTCGTAAAGAACATGAACAAAAAAAAGACCCTCGCCAAATGGTGGGGGTTTTTTATTTAATTATTTTGTGTACTTTTGGCAACGAGTGAAAAATTCAGGGGTTATTCTACTTGCACATGGTAAACGTGGTTACGGCTTTGCAGCCGTTAACATGGCGTTTTCAATCAAGCAACATTCGCCAGATATTCAAATCACGCTCTTTCATGATGATAATACACTTACTCAAGTCCCTGAAAAGTATTTAACATTTATAGATAATTTCGTTAAATTAGATGATGAGTTCTACGAAACTGGTAGGGTCGAACCCGGAAGAGCCAAGCTTTTGGCAATGGATAAAAGTCCTTATGATAACACTCTTTACCTTGACGTTGATGGGATATGCCTTAAAGATATTACCCCAATTTTTGAACGGTTAAAAGGCACGCCTATTACCTGCCAGCAAATGGGGCAAGGTGGATTTGGTGATGAAGATATTAAATACGATGGTTGGTCAAACCATGATTTTACTTTTCCTTTCTTTGATTTAAGCCCACACACGATTTGGAGAACAACACAAACAAGCTGGTTCTATGTTGAAAAAGGCACACCATTATTGCTTGAGTTATTCCGGTACTACGATAAGCGTTACCCATTAGAGAAATTAAAATATCAATGGGCTGGGTTTATTCCTGACGAAATTGTTTGGTCTGGCGTAATGAGCAAACACAATGTTGAGCTTTACGGCAACGATGATATTATTTACTTTGGTACTGACTTTATTCAGCACACAGAGGTAGTAGAAAAATACTTCTTCCTTTCTTTGTACGGCAACGGTAATGGAGTTACTTTAGTGCGCCCGATGTACTTTGATTTATACGATAGGATTCTACACATGGATTATTCTAAACACAAAATGGAACATCAGTTCAAATGCCACTTTATTATGAAAGACAAAATACTAACGAGATGAAAAACAAAGCCCAAGAAATGAGAGAAGTTACAGACCGTAAACTTTCTGTTGAATGTAGATGCGGGGGCATATTATTAGCAATAGAGGGGTTGGCAAACTTAGGCGAATACTATATGAGTTATGAAGCGGAATATAAAACGGACGTTATTGATTATTTAAAAAACCTTGGTTTTAGTTTTTATGAAACAATACCAACTGCCTATGTAGAAAAACGTAGGTTTATATTTTGGGGTGACAAGGAAAGGGTAGTTTATCAAATATCAAAAAATGAAGAAGAAATGAACCATATAAAAGTAGTTGAATGCTATTCATAACCTCAATTTCACCCAAGCATATTATCGAAGGCAGACAGGCCGAGTGTGTGGAAACCATCCTACAAAAAGGAGATCTTCATTCGCTTAACCATCCAGATGAAATTGAAATACTCAAAGACCTTTATCCTAAAGTAAAGTTCGTGCCAACGTACAGCACACAAAAACATCTACGAGAAAAGTATAAGTATTATGTTAGGGTTAATGCGCTATTCAACCATCCGTTAAACATTGGTTACAAAGGGGACGTTTGCATAATAAATTCAGACATTGAAATAGGTGAGAAATTCGACACGGGTAAAATAGCAACCAAAACAGGGCAGGGACTTGTTTATTTACACCGTCATGACTATGAAGAAAACAAAGAACGGGCGCAACGTTACACTATGGGTATTGACGCGATGTGCATACACACAGAGTTTATAGATTGCTTGCCTCAAGTCATGCATTGCCTTGGTCAAACATACTGGGACATTCTTTTCCCTTATTTATTCTGGAAAGAAGGAATAAAACTATTCACGGTAACAGAGCCGTACATCTATCACAAGAAACACCACATTCAATATAACTCAAAGGATTGGGAATATTGGGGAAAACATACCGCGCAAGTTGTTGGACGTGACAATCATAGACCAGCAGAAATAAGTACGTGGCTTTATAAACTACTTGAAACATCAACAACGATTATATGAATCCAATAGATATTAAAGAGGCCGCGGCTATTGTTTACATGGCTAAGATTAAATCTAAAAGCCCACAGATTTACGAACTACTTGTTAAAAACAATGTTAAGCCAGAGGTTATACGAACACATTACGGAGGAATAGATGTTTATGTTTCTTTTGAAGAATTAAGATTTCAAGAAAAAACAACAGAAGGATTAATAGCAGACCAATATAAACATTTAACACAACAACAATGAATCCAATCTTTATCACAGTAGAAAAAACCGAAAAAGGTAAATTCGGAATACAAGTTCAGCACCCAGCAAGTCACTACATGGATGGTGAAACGCACGTTCCAATTCCCTCACGCAAAACATGGATTGGTCACGATGGTCAGGATATGCAATACGGTACAGGTATTGAGTTCGACACAGCCGACCAAGCAAAAAAGTTTATTAGTGATAAGGTTTTAGAACTAAGAAAACGTGTTGCCGATGGTCAGTCGCTTGACATTAATTCGTATCTTTTAATTCATCATGATGCGGTAATAAAATGAATCAAACAGACGAAGAAATAATAATACACTTAACCAAATGCATAAACGCAGGTAAGGTTATAGCTGAATATTGGGACACGTCTGACATGTGCATACACAATATGTCCCATTCATCAATTTCAAAATCAATTTACATTACAAAGGTGAATTATTTATTAGGTACAGACGTCCTTATTTTTAATGATGACCATGATGGAAAAATTCTTTTTAATACTTCAAAAAGAACAAAACAAGACTTTTATGACGCTGCTAAAAAGTGTGCCGAATCTATTAGGAACAGAAAAGAAAAAACACAAAGAGAACATCTTCTTGAGCGCGCGAAGAAAGATGAAATATACTACTATAGTATTGCAATGCAAGGACACCCAGACGAGTTTAAACAAATGAGAATTAAAACTAAATGAGAACAGCCCTTTTTATAAAGTCATACAAACCTGATTTCGTTTGGTTGGCATACGCTTTAAGATCAATTAAGAAATTCTGCACAGGTTACCATGAGGTAGTTATTGTGGTTCCTAATTCTGATTTAGAAGAAGCGTTTAAACTATTGCCACAATTTGATACTGTTAATAATTATAGAGTAATAGGTATTGACGAACCACCAAATGGTTATTTATACCAACAGGTTGTTAAAATGAACGCACATAATTATACTGATTGCGAGTTGATTCAGTACCACGATAGCGATTGTATTTTTACCATGCCAACAGACCCAAGTTACTACATGGAAAACGGTAAGCCTTGGATGTATTGCACGCCTTATGATAAAGTAGGCGATGCTGTTATGTGGAAACATTGCGCTGAAAAAGCACTTGGCTTTAGTGATGATTTCGAAAGAATGCGAAGGCACGGGCTGACTTACTATCGTAGTTCATTAGAATTACTGCATGAAAAATATCCGTTAATTAATAGTCATGTTATGTCACAACCGGGCAGACACTTTTCAGAGTTCAATGTAATGGGTTCGTTTGTTGCGAAGTTTGAACCTGAGAAATATCTTTGGAAAAACACAGATGAATACCCAATAATTCCTGAACGCATGAAACAGTTTCATTCGTATAGTCAATACACGCCTGAGAATATTCAATGGATGGAGGAGTTATTGTCATGAGATGCAAGGGTTGTAAATATTTTAAAAGGGACGGAAACGAAGCTTATGGGGATTGTTCTTTTATGGCTGTTAATCTTGCTATTGTTGATAAAAATATAATTACATCTGCTACGGGTCTATTTGCAATTGAAAAAGGGGAAAAATTATTAACAAAAGAAGATGCGTCTAAAAGACTCCAATGGTATAGCGGGGGCGGTTACGATACGCTTTATATTGGTGAAAATTTCGGATGCATACACTTTAAACAAAAAGAATGAAACCATTCGAAGGCGATACCCACATACCCCAAGAAATCCTTAAACTAAAGGAAAGGTTTGGTATTAAATCTGTTCTTGAGACGGGAAGCCAATACGGGTTTACTCAGAAATGGTTTAAGGAAAACTTTGAAACCGTTTATGGTTGTGAGATTAATGTTGACTTCTATAACTATTGTGTAGAGCAGAAACTTGGTGTACTTAATTCTACATCTGTATATGCAATACAAAATATTGAATTTATAAATCTTTACTACTTAGACGCTCACGGGTTTGGTTTTAAATGTCCTCTTAAAGACGAACTAAAAGAAATAGCAGAAAAGAGGTGCCAACCAGTTATTTGTATTCACGATTTTTTCGTGCCGGGTAAAGACTTCGGTTACGATGAATACGAATATAAACTATGTTTTGAAGAAATTGAACCGTTACTACCAGCGATTTATCCTGATGGTTATGAGTATCATTATAATACTGAGGCAAATGGAGCTAAGAGAGGAATCATTTACATATACCCGAAGAAATGAAAAAAATATTAGTAGCGGTAATTAGTTGTCAGGATTACCCTTATGGGGATATGATCGGCACATCAATGAATACTTGGGACAGCGTACATGTAGAAGGTTGCGAAACTTTATTTTATTGCGGGTTACCACAGAAACAAAACACCGATAAGATTGTTTACTTTAACATTAAAGAAAGCTTGCATTCAATGGGTTTCAAGGATTTACTTTTCTTTGAATACGCCTTAACAAAAGAATGGGACTACATGGCGAGGGTAAATAGTAGCTGTTGGGTTCACAAAAAAGAGCTAACAGAATACTGTCAAACGCTTCCAGATACAAATGTTTTTGCCGGACTCAAGGTGGCAGTAGAACCCCCTTGGATGTTCGGAGGGGGGCAGTTCTTAATGTCGCGTGATGTCATTCAGGCTATAGTAGATAACAAGCATTTATGGGATCATAGATTGATGGAAGATATGGCAATGTCGTATGTGATTAATCAGTTGGGGATTCCTTATACTCAGGGAAATGCAGTATCTTTAGACAACATGACAAGTGGTTTAAAAAGGTGTACTGTTTACGGGAACGCAGAGGGGTACGATTTTAAAGACTGGGACGAGTTTAAAAAGCTGAAAGGGCAATACTTTTACCGGGTTAAGGTCGATGGACACCGGCACATGGAACCAGAAATTATGCGTAAATTAAATGAAATTTTGTTATGAAACAGATAGATTGCAAGAATGGTTTGGTGAGTTCGCTAACCTAAACTTTAAGAAATGATAAACACCTACAACGTAAAACAAGCACAACTTAAATACGGGAGTTTTAAGGTTGGCACAGGTAAGGAAGTTATTCTTTTGATTGGTTCGTGCAGGTCTGTAATGTATTTAAACTACTTGGATAAGTGGAATCGTGAGAATGGCAACAGGTTTACTATTCACCACCTTGACCCTTTCAATTGGAGTTTCGATGCTAACGACAAAATAATTGATTTGGAAACAAGGTTAAAAGAACTTGAAACCGATGAAAACTTATTGAACATATTTAAAAGTACGGATATTTATCTGCACGAATACTATCAGCATTTTGGAATGTTTAATTCTAAGGTGATAAAATCATTCGGACTTAACCCTAAACTTGAAGTTTGTATTCCGAATTTTAATGATTTGTTTATCCTATTCAACGACCTACTAACATTTGACGTAGAATTAAAAACGCGCGCCAAAGAAGATTTGAGCAAAGGAACATCGCTATCTCAGGAAACGCAGGACATAATGAAATCAAAAGGCGAGGCGGCAATTGAAAAGTTTTATGAAGTTTGTAGGCTATCCGATTTGCCTGAAATGGAATTGTACTTTAAAGCTGTACATAAATCAATACGTTTATTTTGGAGTTACAACCATGTAAGCCGTGATTTTAATTTACAATGCTTTAAACTAATGAACGAGAAGTTTTTGAAATTACATTTAACGGCTGACTATTGGAATGAGATAAGCAACTGGCCGGATATGTTTGCCAAGCCTTCAACCGGATTAACGCAATACGATAAAGACAACTACGGATTTAATTGGAATGAACCTTTAAAAGAATTGGCGGTATGAAGTATGAATTAATATTTCATAAGGCTAAAAGCAGATTACTAACGGCACGGTTACGCTCTGAATATGGAACATTTCACCCATGTGAAGTATTGAATTATGCTTTTAAAATATGTATTGTAACAGCAAGGGCCTCAACAAAATATAACAGATACAAAAGAAAAAATGAAAACACTACAAGAAATATTTAACGGCATAGGAAATCTTACACCTGTGGATGGTGGGCATAATGACAAGGGAGGACAGATACACACCTACTTAGAAACCTACGACAAACTATTTAAGCCTTTTCAAAATGGATGTACGTTCATGGAGATAGGTTTAGCAATGGGAAAATCTATTGAGTTGTTTGATGAATACTTTGAAAATTCTAAAATTTATGGGGTTGATTTATCTATTGTATTCGAGCCGTTGAAATATAAAAATGATGTTCATTTAATAGCATCAGACGGCACGAAGCCCGAATTTTTGCACATGATTAATGATAAATTCGATATTGTTATTGATGACGGCAGCCACATGACACAAGATCAAATAGATACTTTTAATTTGGTTAAGCCATACATGAAGGCGGGAGGCGTTTACATCATTGAAGATATTCTTGCGCTTGATTCGCAGAAACATTTATTCAAAGCCATTCACGACAATTGTGAGATTATCGACATGCGAAGTAATGGCAGATTTGATAACGTGCTTTTAGTTTACCGATTCTGATGTCTGAAGAAAACCCATCTGAAGAAAACCCATACGAAAGAAAATGCTGTTTTGATTGTGGTCATCTTTATTCAGCAGTTTCTTGGTGGTGTGGTTCAGAAGAAGCGACTGAATATAGAGGCACTAAAATACCGGGATGTTCAAAATGCCCTTTTTGGAAACCTGATTTAGAAATGATTGATAAAAAATGGCAGCCTAAAAAATGAAAATCCTTGTAACCGGACACACTGGCTACATTGGTCGGCAGGTTTGTGAAGAACTTATTCACATGGGGCATACACCTATCCGGTGTGATTTCCGGTTTGAAAATACACCAAAGAAAAACCTATTTAAAGCCTACGGAAACCCTGATAAGTTAATTCATTGCGCTTGGTCAGGGCTACCAAATTATACTTCAATTAACCACTATAACAACGTGCCGGGGCAATATCGGTTCATTGAACACCTTGTCGATTGTGGATTAAAGGATGTAACGGTACTCGGTTCATGCCTTGAAACTATCGATATTCAAACACATTACGCACTGGCTAAAAGGTTGTTACGTCAAAAGTTAGAAGAACTACCCATCAATTTAAAGTGGGCGCAATTGTTCTACGTTTATGGGGGTAATGATAAACCGTACAAATTAATACCTCAAATCAGGAAGGTTATCGAAAGAGGGGAGAAAACCTTTAGTATTATTGACGCTGAAAGGGATTTCATCCATGTTAAAAACGCGGTTCAGGCCATTTGTGATATTGCCTTACAGACCGATGTGACTGGGCGTATTGAGGTTGGAAGCGGTCAGGCTGTTCCGGTTATAGACTTCGCAAAACGGTATTTTCATGAAATTGAATTTGTTAAAGATTACCCGGCAAATGATTATGAACCGTTCAGTTATTTTTGTAATTTGCAAAAGTTGAACACGATATGAAATTAGCTGAATGCCTTTGTTGTGGTAGTGCTTCCTTGAATCAGATTTTGGATTGGGGTAGTATGCCGCCTGCCAACAATTATAACATCAAAGAAACATTTCCGATTAAATTAAATCTTTGTTCAGAGTGTAAGCATTTGCAGTTAGATGAAAACGTAGACCCTGAAATTCTATTTAAAAACTACCCTTACTTTTCAGGCACATCAAAAACATCATTAGACTTTTTCAAGGGGTTTGCAGAAAACGCATTGAGATATTTTCCAGAAGCTAAAAACGTTTTGGATATTGCGTGTAATGACGGGGCGCAGTTGGATGCGTTTAAAGAATTAGGGTTAAGAACTTTTGGTATTGACCCAGCAGAAAACCTCCTTAGTGTTTCTAAATCAAAAGATCATTTGGTCCATTGTGGAATGTTTCCAGATGAAAGGATGCTTAAAACCACACAGGACATTATCACGGCTCAAAATGTTCTTGCTCACGTTCCCTCACCTTTGAAATTCTTACATGGTTGTAAAGAAATAATGCACGAAGATTCTTATTTATTTGTTACAGCTTCTCAGGCCAACATGATAACCGGAATTGAATTTGATACTATTTACCATGAGCATATTTCATATTTCAATACTCGTTCAATGGAAGCCCTTGTTAAACGCGCGGGGCTTACGCTGGTTGATGTATTTACAAATCCGATTCACGGCACTTCATACGTGTTTGTTATTAAAATAAATCCAGAGAAAGACCCGGTAGATGTAAGGAAAAAACTTGAAGAAAGTCAAGGCTTACACGTAGAAGAAACTTATTTAAAATGGGTTGAGCTATGTAAAGAAAAAGCACAACGCACAAAAGAGATAATCGAAAAATACCGCGACCAAGGTTATAGAATTGTAGGGTGCGGAGCAGCGGCAAAAGGAATCACATTTTTAAATATGAGTAAAACAAAAATGGATTTTATTGTAGATACTACACCAGCGAAGTGGTACAGTTCAGCAGCGGGAGCGCAAATATACCCATTCGAATATTTAAAATCTTTAACAGATGAAAAATGTTTGTTCGTGGTGTTGGCTTGGAATTTCGATTTTGAGATTAAACAGAATGTTTTAAAATACCGCAATAATGAAAAAGATATATTCATTACGACCAATGAAAAATAATTGTGGTGGCAAGAAAAAAGGTTGCCATTTCCCGGTTGTTAAATTACCAAAATGTAAACTTGCAGCATGACACCAGAAGAAATAATGCGTTTTGTTTTACCGGACGTAATAGACAAAATAAAAAACCCTGAGAAAAGAAAGGCAGACGCAACCGATCAACTGGCTGATGTGCCGGATTTTTACCCTAACTATCGCAAGGTTGTAACTGATTATCGTAATATACGCGTACACGCAGTTAAACATGTTTACCCATATAAGTTATTCGCAGACCGTAGTCCCAACCAATCACAAGAAGAATGGGAATACGTAAGAGCGAATTTCAGAAAAGTTACCATGCCCGTGTTCGTTGATTTTATTAATCTTATTCAACGCGCTTTCTTCGATCAGAATTACCAGATTGATTATTCAAATCAAAGAAAAAAAGACGATGAAGAAATTGATAAGGATTCATTTGAGTGGTATTTAAAGAATGAAATATGTGAGTATGATTCAATTGACGCGTGGTTAAAGGCTTTGCCGTCAATTAAAATCATTGATGCAATGGGTGTTATTGCCGTGCGTCCTGAGATACCTAAAATGAAAATCGTTGATGATGAAGAAATTGTTGACGAAACAGAACTACCTGAACCGCAACCGTATTATTATTCATGCGAAAGTGTTTTAAAATATGACGAAGATCATTTTTATTTAATTCAAACGGAACGTAAATCACAGGTTAAAGAAGGAAGCAGAACGGAATGGTCTGGTTTAGTATTTGAATTATACGACAAAGAAAACATTTGGTTCATTACTCAGGTAGGTAAAAAATCTGATTACAAGTTTGAAATAACATTGTTTTTTAATCATGGATTTGGTTACCCGCCAGTTAAAAAGCTGGACGGGGTTTCGGTAATTGAAGAAGGCAAGCCATACAAACAAAGCCCGTTTCTTTATGCCGTTGATAATCTTGACCTTGTTTTATTAAACGCTACAAACTTACAGTTAGCGTGTAATAACTCTGTATATCCTATTAAAGTAATGATAGGAAACAAGTGTACATTCTCAACACCTGAAGGTATACGCTGTTCTGATGGCGTTATTTTAAATCCGGCAAAAGGCGAGCGTATTACTTGCCCCGGTTGTGGTGGTTCGGGATTACAACAAAGAACTTCACCAATTGGTGTTTACTTGGTACGTCCTAAAGGAATGGGTACAGAAGAAGAAAGCCCACAAGATGCTATTCGATTTGTAAGCCCTGAAGTTCATTCATTAGAGTTCTTAGAAAAAAGAATCAACACGGATGAAAAAAGAGCGCGGGCAATACTACACTTAAAAACAGATCAGCAATCCGGTACAGGTGAAAACGTTGTTGAATCAGCATCACAAGCAAAATCTACAACGGCATTTATTAAACCGATAAGCGATCAGATTTTTGATGTATTGGAATTTACAATTGATTCGATGCGTAAAATACGTTATGGTGTTGATTCAGATATTCCAAACCCTGAAATAATGCGTCCCAATAGTTTTGATTTGCTTACCCATCAAGATTACCTTAATGAAATATCTGAGGCCATTAAAAACAAACTTCCGGGTGTTGTTATTAACGCAGCTATTGACCGTTACATTAGTTCTCTTTATAGGAATGAGAAAGATAAATTAGCAGTATATAAATTACTTCGTGAAACAGATTCGTTGCTAATGAATACGGAGGACGAGGTTGCTGCTAAACTTTCGATGCGAACTATTCAGCCTTGGGAAGAAGTACTACATAATTCATCGGTTATTCTTGTTAACGAATTACAAAACGAGGTTCAGGATTTTTTAAATATTCCGATTGAAACACAAAAGAAACTTTTAATTAAAAAGGCTCAGGACAAAGCGGGGTTATTGCCACAAATAACTGGCGTTCCTTCTGCTGATTCAATTATAGCGGGGGGAGGGGGATTAGCTGAAGGAAATCAAATAGACACTCCTATTGATATTGAAGCAGAAGCTAAAGCAAAATTAAAAGGCTCTGTTGGTGGTGTTCAGGGAATACTTGAAATACAAACGCAGGTAGCGGAAGGGATTACAACGTATGACGCAGGTATTGCGATACTGGATATTATATACGGAATAGACTCCGTTGCATCGAAAAGAATATTAGGAAACAAAGCAGAGATACAGAAAAAACTTAATGATGGAAATAAATTAATGAGTGGCAAAAATATCTAAAATACTTCAACAGAAGCTATCCATACTTACCAATGCACCGGATGAGTTTTTAAGTTCCGTTGAAAAGACTCAAATCAAATTGCTTCGTGAGGTGGAAAGCCTTATGGATAAATTACAATTTGAAGGTGATAAATTAAAGGTAACGCAAAAGAATTTTTCCATCATTGAACAAATTGATGAACGTCTACGGTTAACATTTAATCGTAGCGAGTATATCAAAGGAATGGAATCGTTTACCAGTAAGTTTAAGGATTTAGAAAAGCTAAACATTAAATACTTTACTAAAGAATTTAAGGTAAAGATTGGCGACATTGTAAAAACGGTTATTAAAAATGCACGTAGTCAGGCAACTGAATTGCTCATGGGTCAATCTGCAATGGATGCGGCTTTGTTTAATCCAATAAAAGAAGCCCTTGTTCAGGCGGTAACATCTCAAAGTTCATGGGGGGATTTAGTTACAAACATTCGAAATATTGCTATTGGCACGGATAAATTTGAAGGCAAGTTATTAAAATACGCCAAACAAATCGCCAGCGATACGCTTAACACGGCTGATAGATCGGTAAGCGCATCGGTAATAGCTGAGCTGGGGGCTGAGTTTTGCCAGTACGTAGGCAATGAAAAAGACACGACAAGGTGTTTTTGCTTAGAGCGATACGGAAAATTTTACCATGTTGAAGAAGTAAAAGCATGGGGCAGAGGCGATTTAAGCGAGGCTGTTCCAGGTGGCTCTGAATGTGATATTGGTAAGGGAGCATGGGCTGGAATGTTTAAAGGCACAAACGAAAGCACTATATTTATATGGGCTGGCGGTTATAATTGTAGGCATAGCATTGTATTAAGAAGCGCGGCCAGCGTACCAACAACAGTATTGCAACGGGCTATTGATGCCGGATATTATAAACCAAGCAAGAAGGAAAAGGAAGCATTAGGATTAGATTAAATTTATTAATTTTATAAAAACATATTATGGCAGCGGGTAAATGGAAAATGTACGCTAAAGCGAAGTTAGCAATTGAAAATGGTGAGATAGATTTTAATGCACATACATTTAAAATCAACTTGTATTTAAGTACTTCGAATTGTGATACACTTACAACACATAGCGCGCTTACTGATTTAACAAATCAAGTCGCCACAAACTTTGGTTATACGCAAAATACTAAAGCAGTAACAATAGCCACGTCTGAAGCAGCGGGAACTACCACAGTTGACGAAACAACCAATCCAGTTTGGACTGCTTCAGGTGGTTCAATAACTGCTCGATTTGCGGTTATTTATGACGATACTCATGCCGATAAAATACCTGTGCTTGTTTGTTTACTTGATACAACTCCGGCTGACGTAACGGCCACAGATACCAATACATTTACAATCACACAACCAGCAAACGGATTATTTACTAAATCAGGGGCAGACTCTAACTAATGATTACACTAACAACAGCGGACACTATCGCAGCGGTTGCCTCCGTAGCATCACAGTTAACATGCACCATGTTTGGTATGGAGTTAAACGGCACAACAGAAACCTACAAAGTATTATATCAAGGGCAACTTGCAGCGGCAGCGGCAACGATTTACACAGCCCCAACAAGTAATATTTCTTTTATTAAATCAATTACAATTGTAAACAATGATACAGCTGCAAGGACGTTTAGTTTATACAGGGGTGGTACGGCTGCGACAAATAAAATAACACCAACATTTGAAATACAGGCAGGTGGTCAGGCTGTTTATGAAGATGGGCGTGGTTGGATGTTTTACACTTCAACCGGAATACTTTTAAGCGGAGCAACACCTTTAAAACAGTTTGATTCAGCTATGTTTTTAACGGGCTGTAAGGCTGAAACATTCCCAAGGCATTTAACGACAGAAATTAACACCGCCTTACTTTCAACCGGTAGGTTATCGCTTGAAGCGATAGTAATAATGCAGGGCGAGCTATTAACGTCTATAAGTTTTTGGAGCGCAACAACAGCCGCTGGAACACCAACAAATCAATTGTTTGGTTTATACGATAGTAGTTTAAACCTTTTACGCGCAACAAATAATGACACTACAACAGCGTGGGCTGCCAACACAAGAAAAACGCTAAGTCTTACAAGCACATTTACCACTACATATTCAGGGCTTTACTACTTGGGTATTATGGTTACAGCTACAACAGTACCAACCATTAAAGGGTTTGAGGCAAGAATTAACGGAGCCTTAAATGCCGCTGCTCCATCAATGGGTGGAACGTCAACAACAGGGTTAACAACATCTTTACCAAATCCGGCAGCCGCGCCCGGAACAGTAACTACAAGCGCGTGGGGATGCGTGAACTAAATGGCTCGATTAAATTCCAAATGGAATAATTTTTGGCAACGCGGGCAGGCGTGGTATCATTTCTGGGAAGACGCGTCCACTGCCGGTGGTGGTAGCCCGATAAATATTACCCCTGATACGGGCGCAATTATCTTAACCGGGTACGCGCCATCGGTAAGCGTTAGCGACAATAAAAATGTTTCGCCTTCAACAGGACAATTAGCATTAACTGGCTACGCGCCAACAGTAACAGTATCAGACAATAAGAATATTTTACCAAGTACTGGGGTTGTCGTGTTAACGGGTTATGCTCCTGTTGTTTCAGTAACCAACCACATTAACGTTTCGCCCGGAACAGGGGTTATTATTATGTATGGTTTTGCGCCAACCATTACCACTTCATCAGTATCATATCCCGGCACACCAAGAAAAAGGAAAAAGATATTACACCCAAGAATCAGAACAAGGGGTTATCGCAAGTAATTAAAAAAATACATATATTTGCAACTGGAAGTTAAACAAAATCTATTTATTATGTCTGAAAAAATGGTGATGTGTATAAACATCGAAACAGGTGTAGAAGTTGAAATGCCTGAACATGTTACAAAAGATAAGGGCTGGCTTGAAGGGCATCTTAACCTTAAAATCAAACCAGAATTAAAAAAACTCTCTCAAAAAGAAGTGCTGGTAAAAATTCAGGATGCTAAAACGGCTGAAGAAATCGACTCTATTATGGAAGGCGAAGACCGCCAGCAATGCATCAACGCTGCAACAGAAGCAAAAAATAAACTAACAACAGGAAAATAACATGGAAATTAAAGACGTACTATCATACCTCGACATTAAAGAGGCCGACATAACCGTTGATGGCAAGCCGTCAATGGATAAATTCAAAGAACTTTTTAATGGTGACGCTGGATTTTTAAAACGGGCTTTGCTTAAAGATGAAATAAAAAGCAATCCAACATTGCTAAGTGAAATAACAGGCTCGCGCGTTGGTGCTATTGATACCGCTGTTAACCGCGTTGCTAAATCATTGGGTGTTGAACTTGACGAAGAAACGTCTAAGGCTGGCGTTGAAAAGAAAATAGATTTTATTTTCAAAACCCATTCTAAAAAATACAATGAAGAAGTAAGCACCCTAAAAAAGGAGCTTGATTTAAAAGATGTTGATGCCGCTGTAAAAGAATACAAAGATAAGTACGTAAAACTTGAGTCTAAATACAATGACACTAAATCTTTGCATGACCAAACGGTCGCGGCTCTTGAGGCTGAGAAGAAGGGTCGTATGGACTTTGAAAAAAGCATTACCATTAAGTCAGCCCATGAAAACGCTTTAGGTAAAATTAAGTTTGCCAAAGATGTTGATGAATTGAAAAAGGAGGGTTTTTTAAGCATCCTAAACCGGTCTTATAAATTAGACACTGATGAAACTGGTAAGGTTGTAGTATTTGACGCTGAAGGCAAGCGCATTACAAACCCAAATAAAAACGGCCATTTCATGGAAGTCGAAGAACTTTATAAACATGAGGCTGTTAAAAACAAATTATTAGCTACCGAACAAAGTCAAAAATTTGGTGATAAGTTTGTAACATCTACAACCACTAATAATGGTTCGGATAATGGGGCTGAAAGTAAACGGAAAACATTCCGCGAGATTCAACCCTAAGAACTTAAAACGCCCCTTACGGATAGGGAATAAACCGCAACCGTGCTAACTGGAAGCATCTAAACCAGCAACTGTGCCTGACACGGGCATAATAGTGTTAATCTTATTATTAACTTAAAACTATTATGTATGTCAGCCTCGGCCTCGTCATTAATAAATTGTCCTACGTTTCAAGCAGAACTTGAAGCCAATTGGAAAAATTGCCATACGGTGCGTGAACCGCTACCGATTTTAGAATTTCTTTATTCCCCTGCAAACCGCCAACCAATCGTTGAGCAAGTTTCAATGGGTAGTAAAATAAAAACAGTTGAATTACGCTACGACCAACGCAGGTTAGAATCAGCGGTTTCAACAAACCAACCAAACCCAACATGCTCGGCATCTAATAAAGTAGCAGACAAGTCTTCTACTTATACGATTGACCCGAACATTAACGTGCAGTACGGTGAGTCATTCGATATTATCGACCTTACTCGTATTTGCCGCGACAACGGCACGTTTATGCAACAAACCATTCAGAACATGATTGATGTTCTAATGCGTAAAGTTGCGTCTGTTACTGCAACTCAATCGGTTGCTTTAGCTGGTGCATGGTCAGCAGACACCGCCGTAAACGCTTTAAGTGAATTTGAAGTAACAACTTTACGTTCAGGTACTACCGATGAATTGTCCCCTTTTGCAATGGAAAACGTTAACATGGCTCTTATGGAGTCTGGTTACTGTGACCAAACAGTATTAATCGGTGGTAAAACACTTTATCAATACATGCGTAGAATGCAATCAGGTTGTTGCGCTCAGTACGGAAACGACCTTTCCGCTATCTGGAATCAGTACGGCCTTGCTACTATGTGGGACAGACGTGTGCAAACTGCATTCGGTTCAGCTAACAAAACATTAGCTATCCAATCAGGCGCATTGCAAATCATCACTTTCAACATGTTCGATGGAACACCGGGTATTAACTTCATTGATGATTCAGCGTACAAGCGCATGGTTATCAACGACCCAATGACTGGATTCCCTATTGACATGGTTATTAAGGATGACTGCGGAGCGATTTCAATTGTATTGACTGCTACCCATAAAGTAGTTGCATTACCTCTTGACATGTTTGCCGCTGGTGATGTATTCCGTAACGTAAACTACGTTGGAAAAATTAAAGTGAATAACGTTTAATTCCCTGTTGTATAACTCCGAAAAAAGCCCGTCCTGTTAATAGGGTGGGCTTTTTTTTATAACTTATTGTATGGCAGAGTGTTTAGAAAATATTGTAAGTATTCGCGGTTCATGTAGCCCTGAAACATCCGGAAGCGGATTCTACCTTGACGATTTTGATATTTCTTTAGAGGAGATAGGCAAATACGTAGGGTCTGAATTTGCTAACGCAGAAGCATTAGTGCAAGCTAAAAAAAGAGTTGCAGCGCATCAGGTTGCCGCTAAAATTGGCGCGTACTTTAAAGGGCAGTTCCTGCATAAAAGTATTTTGTCAGGGGAAAGGATTGGCTTTGAGCAAACAGACCAAGAGCTTATCGCGGCTGACGCCACTAAATGGGGCGGTACTTCCGTTGAATTTAAAAACCTTGATAGCTTTTTACAAGTTAACATTAGCGAGATTTCATTGTATTCTAATTATACTGGAAACGTTTCATTAAGAGTTTATGATATTGTACAAGGTAAATTACTTGATACGATAACGCTGGCAACGGTGGCCGGAGAAATAAGCCGGACGTATGTAAATAAAACATATAGTTCAGATCGTAGAAACTTAATACTTGCGCTTGTTTATTTGCGTAACGGTATTGGAAGTTATAAAACGCTTCTAACTGGTTCGCATTGCGGACAATGCACCGACACCAACGGAAACAAAACGCTAAACAATTTTGCTATTGGCAGGGCTGTTTCGTTAGACGATGGCGATTCTTTTATATACGACAACTTCGATAGTGCAGACGATACCGCTGGCCTTTCGTTTGTTTATTCTATTTCGTGCAATCATTATAACTGGCTTTGCTCTATTCAAAAAGTATTGGGTTTGCCAATGCTTTATAAAACAGCGGCCGAATTAATGCATTATGGGTTGCAACAGGTTAACAGGTTTAACACAAATGCCGGGTTAAATCCAGATGTGTTGAAAATGAAAGCCGATAGGTACGAGGCGTTATTTGAAGAATCAATGACCGATTTATTACCGTCAATGATTTTACCAAGTGATACACGTTGTTTTTTATGTAATGATTATGGAAGGTTTTACACAATATTACCATGAGTTTGTCACTTATATTGAGTTTTACAAATATCACGGGAATGTGGATTGTTTAAGAATCACTTTTAAGATATGGCTAAATTAAGCATACAGGAATATTTTAATAAGCTGCGTGCCGCTGGGCAAGTGTTGGCAGAAGAAGATATGCCTTTAGAAATAGCCGCGCGCGATACTGTTGCTGTAATGTTTGAGCGTATTTTTATTAATGGTAAGGACAGGAATGGTGCTGCTATTGGTAAGTATGACACTAACCGAGAGTTGTATGCAAACCCTAAAATGTTACCGAGAGCCGTGCCAGTTGTGGGCAAGAACGGTGATAAGGGAAACGTTGGCGAGAAACCACGTAAAACAGCATACTTTGAAAACTATAAAGCGTTACGCGCTGCAATGGGGGTAAACACTAAATACGTTGATTTACTTTTTTCTGGGCGGCTTGCTTTTAATTTCGTTAACAGTTCGGTTTCTCCGAGTTCATCAACGATGAGTAAAAAGGCGGTTTCAAGTAAAGATATTTCACTTGAGAAGATTAATAAACTGACGTACGCAATACGATTGAATAAAGAAAATACAGCCAAGGCAAAGGGCGCGCAATTTCATTTTCGCGCACCGATATTTTTAAAGTCAAAAGCTGAAAAAGAAAATTTCATAAAGGTTCTTAAATTTGAAACAATACGTTTACTAAATGCTTGAAACTATTATAAATTTTCAGAATGCTAAGTTTGAAAACCTCTCATATTTTTCAAGGGTTTTCGGACGATGTGAAACTATAACGGTTGACAACAAGTTTGCGCCATACCATTATATTGGCAATGGCGAGTATATTCCGGTAAGTGATTTTGATTTATATGGCGGTTCTATTTACTGGCGTAAAAATGGTCAGGTTAGTATTTCAGATATAAGTAGCACGTCTTTAATTGGAAGCCGGAAACTTGTTGAAGTTAATATGCCGATGCGTATTATCGTAGTTGTTCCAAAAGGCAAACTGAGTGATGATGATGCTTACGCTTCTGAGCGTATTGCAAATACATTAATAAGAACGATTCAGGAAAATAATAGCACATTAAAACAAGCTATTGAGGCGAGAAAACTAACTTTTAATATTACTGGTTGTGAAGATAACGCGCAAGAAATAAAGAAACAGGAATATTCAGGGCGTGATATTTTACCACAATGGGTTTATTTGTCAATGGATATTAATGTAGTAATTGAGGCTGATGCTTCGTGTCTTTCAACCGAATGTGAATACTACGTAACACCTTGCGAAATATTAACCAAACTAACAACAGCCGAAACACGTAGAGATTGCATATTACCTGAATTTGATTTCTCAACAGACGCTGATTTTAATGCGTTGAGCAATACACAAGAAGCCGATTTAACCAATAGGCTTTGCGGTGGAGGTAGTGATGTGACTATAACAGTAAACAGTGCTGCGTGGTCTACAGAGACTTGCGGAGATACTGAAAATATCCCAGTTAAAAACACAGCAGGAACTAATTTAGGTTCAAAGGTTGGGGCTAATTGGGAGATAGCAGATATTAATTTAACCGATACAGATGCTTCTGTTTTACCAAAAGTTGCAGGAATAAATTTAGCGTGTACCTTAATTCCTGCTTTATCATGCGCTCAACTTAATCACCAGACAAGCGGGTTAACAATTACCCAAAGGCAATTAGTCCAAACTGTTGAAAATATTAAAACAGGGCAAACAACATCATACAGAACAGGTGATGATGGTGATAATGAATATGGCCGATTATCTGATTTTTATACTTTAAGTTGTAATAATCCTTTTGGTAATACAAATAGATTCACGGATGAATTAGGTGGTCAAACCTATACAAATGATTTAGTTGTTGATTGGGCAACACGAGGTATGTGGTATAGAG